AGGCAACTTATACTTTTTGGAGAATGTATTCTTATTTAGCAGATTTAAAAAAACATAAGGATAGACCATCTTGTGAGATAAGTGTAACAGTAAAAATTAATTCTTGTGGAGTAAAGTGGCCTATTTTTATGGAAGGCAAAGCAATAGATCTTGAAAACGGAGATGCAGTTATATACAGAGGATGTGATTTGGCACATTGGCGTGAAGAATTTCAAGGTGATTGGCACTCACAAGTTTTTTTGCATTATGTAAATAAGAATGGTCCACATAAAGAGTGGCTTTATGACAAAAGAGAACTATTAGGTACACAAAAATGAAGATAGTTCAAAATAAAAAAGATGGATCAGCAGAGATAATTTTTACATGGAAAGAAATATGGATTTTGATAAAAAGCAGAAAACTTAAATTTTCTCCAGCTGGATTAAAAGATCTAACTAATAACTTAATGCATATCCTAATGGAGTTTAATACAAATTTTAATGACAAGCTTCAAAGAAAAGAAACATATTCTAATAATGTTGAGGTAAAAAATGATTGAAACTCATAAGATGATCGAAAGAGACATATTAAGAAGAGCATTTTTGTACGAAATACAACTTGAAGTGAATGATTTATATTTAATAAGTGAAATAGAAAAACACTTAGAAAAAACAAATTTATATTACACCACAAACGTTAAAGGTAAAATGACAGCCTGGAATGCTTTTAATAAAGATAATGTTTTTTTAGAAACTTTAGAGAGAGGGTCTTCACATATTTCTCAATATATAAATTTAGAAAAATCAGTGTTACAAGAGTCTTGGGGTTTAAAAATAGAAAAGGGAGACTATACTGCTAGACATCATCATTCTACGTCTATTTTATCAGGGATACTATACTTAAATGAAGTTGATCAAGTTTTGATGTTTCCTGAATTAAATATAAATGTAAAACCTAAAAAGGGAACCTTTCTACTTTTTTCTCCTTGGTTAGAACACATGACAGATGTTAACAAAAGCGAGCAAATTAAATACGCCATAGCCTTTAATTTTGACGAATTCAAAGACAAAAACTGGTCTTAACATATTTATAAACATCTTTACTAATGATATACTTACGATATGCCTTTAGCAAAAGTAAACATAGCACCAGGATTTGACAAACAATCTACACCAGCAGATGCTGAGGGTCGATGGGTTGACGGAGATAATGTTCGATTTAGATATGGTGAACCTGAAAAAATAGGTGGATGGTCAGCTTTAGTAAATCAAAAACTAGTAGGAGCAGCTAGGGCACAACACGTTTGGGCTAACACAGATGGTAGAAAATACGCAGCTATTGGAACAGATAAAGTATTAATAATTTATTTTGACGGTGCTTTTTACGACATAACTCCTCTTGATACAGATAATTTTTCGACAGGGGCTAACATCACTACAAGTAATAGTTCGGCAACCGTAACGATTACCACGACTGCAGCCCACAACTTGGAAGTTGGCGATATAGTAACTTTTGCAAATGCAGGCTCATTCACAACAGCCAACACCGTTTATACAGACGCTGACTTTGACGATAAACTTTTTGAAATTCAATCTGTCCCTACAATAACAACATTTACGATAACCATGCCTAGTGCTGAAACTAAATCAGGCGTGTCAGGTGATGGAACGTTAGACGTGAGGCCTTACGTTACTGTAGGTCCTTTAATACAAACTTCAGGTTATGGTTGGGGCACGTATTTGTTTGGAGGAAGAACCATTGCCTCCACAACAACTACGATCAATAACGGTGGGGCAATGTTAGTTGGAGCTTCATCAGTTGTTCTAACAAGCACAGCTAGTTTACCCTTAACAAATGGTAAACTAAGAATAGGCTCTGAAGATATGAGCTACACAACCAACACTCCTGGCACAAATACCATTAGTGGAATTACTCGTGGTATAAACGGGACAACTCCAGCCGAGCATGCAAACGGTTCAACAGTAACAGACATTACAGATTTTATTGGTTGGGGTGATGCCTCAACTTCAAGCACAGTAACCATTGATCCTGGTAATTGGTCTTTAGATAATTTTGGAAATATATTAATAGCAACCGTTCACAATGGCGAGACCTTTACTTGGGATGCTTCTTTGACAAATGCTTTACAAACAAGAGCAACAATCGGATCAGGCATGCCAACAAAATCAGTTATGACCATCGTTTCAGATAGAGACAGACATTTGTTTCATCTTGGAACAGAGACAACAATCGGAACAGCCACTACGCAAGATAAAATGTTTATAAGATTTTCAGATCAAGAGAGTACAAGTGACTATGACCCAACATCAACGAACACCGCAGGAACTTTCAGGTTAGATGACGGGACACAAATAATTGGTGCTTTCAAAGGTAAGGATTATATTTTAGTTTTAACAGATACAGCTGCTTATGAAATGCAATTTGTTGGACCACCTTTCACTTTTTCAATTAGAAAAGTCGGATCTAATAATGGATTACTAGGTCAGCACGCAGGTGTGTTTGCTAACGGTGCTGTTTATTGGATGGGAAAAACGGGTGGCTTTTACGTTTATGATGGTACAGTTAAATCAATACCTTGTTTAGTTGAAGATTTTGTTTTTACAACAACAGGTAACAATCCAGGAATAAATTTTAATTCAGGTCAAATAATTTATGGCGGTATAAATGAATTATATTCTGAAATAAATTGGTTTTACCCTACAGCAGCCTCTGATCAAATAGACAGAGTAGTAACCTATAATTTTGCAGAAAATGTTTGGACTACAGGAACATTAGATAGAACTACATGGGCTGGCTCTACGGTGTTTGAACAGCCATACGCTACTGATTTTAATTCATCTGATGTACCAACGTTCCCAGTGGTAAGTGGGGTGTCAAATGGTGCAACCATATATTATGAACATGAAGCAGGAATAAATCAAACTAATGGTGATGGTACTCAAACAGCAATTACATCATTTATTAAATCAGGAGAATTTGATTTAAATGGTAGACAAGGTGTACCTGGGGATGGTGAGTTTTTAATGAGCGTAAAAAGATTTCTTCCAGATTTTAAACGTATAAGCGGTAATGCAAAGGTAACTATATTTTTAAATGAGTTTCCACAGGGTACTACAGCTTCGTCAAGTCCTTTAGGGCCTTTTACTGTAAGTTCTTCCACATCTAAAATCGATACAAGAGCCAGAGCAAGATTAGCAGCAGTTCAAATTGAAAATGAAAATGTTGATGAAAGCTGGAGATATGGTACATTCAGATTCGATGTTAGAGTTGATGGCAGACGTTAATGATTTTTAATATATTCGAATTACCTATATTTGTAACAAATATAGAATGTGAAAAAATTGTTTTTCAAAAACAAAAACGATATGACCCAACGTTTCTTTCTCAGGTGAGTTCAACAAAAAGCATGATTGATAAAGAGAACATGCTATCATCAGAGTCAGAGACATATTTAATTCATGTCGCTACTAAACTTTTGAAAGAAAAATACACAAATTTTAAATTATCTTTAATTGATATTTGGACTAACAAATATATTAAAAAAGATTATCAAGAACCTCATATCCACCCTAAATCTCATTTTAGTTTTATTATTTATAAAAAAGTAGAGTCAAGTAAAACATATTTTATTTCTCCTAATAATTATTTAATAGAAAGTTTTTCAATGGAGGGTCTTTTTCCCATGTCACAATCATTAAATTTGAGAAACAATCAAATTGTAATATTTCCAAGTTTTTTAGCACATGGGGTAAAAAATTCATCTAATGAAGAAACAATAGCAGGTAATCTATTATTTCAAAAATTCAATTAATGAAAATACATAATATAAATTGTAAAATTGTTGAAACAGAAATTACTGCGTCTACTGATTTGAAAAATTTGTTAAGCACCATTAAAATCAAAGATAATTTTACAAGTTACAAAGATAAAAAATCCGCTTCAATTCTTTCAGATTTTATAGGCAGGCAATATCGAAATAACCTAACCGATATTATTAATTGTTTTACTGATGTGAAAAAATTAGTTGCATATGAAATAAGTGATTGTTGGGTACAAAAATATAACAACAAAAAACATGATATTCATGTGCATGGAAATAATAATGAAAAATTATCTTTTGTATGGTACATAAATGCATCTCCTGAAAGCTCACCAATAAAATTCTATAAC